ATGCTTACCGCAAAACTTCATAAACAAGAGACCAATTTGCGATACGCTCTTGGGCTTGCTTGCGGCATCAACAGTCTCTACAATCTGTACTTTAACATCTGCGGGCTGTGCAGTCAAATCAATCAACGTCACATTGCGGTTGTAATCGTCTAGCACAAGATGCTCTGCGCCTTCGTGATCAACCCAACGCTGTAGCATTAGGTTGTTCCACGCATAGCCCTTTTTATTTCGGTCTTCAAACGCTTCTTGAAGGCCAGTTTTGTTTTTAGTGCCTTTTGTGCGGACACCTGGGTACGCTGAGAATACATTATCCGTTGAGTCCCCACGCATACACTTTTCAAAGAGAATCCATGCAGGTTCGGGAATCGTTTTAGGAAGTTTAGTCTTTTTGTCGAGAACATATTTACCTTTGCGATCTAGAATGCCTTTGATTGTGTACAGCTCGTCAGTGATACCGTTGTATTGCGATACATTCTCTGCAAGCAATTGGTAGTAGTCAGTGTCAGACGAAATGATAACGTGCTCGTCATCTGGATGCAATTGGATAAAGCCTGCAATAAGATCGTCAGCTTCCAAATTTGGATGCTGCAAGATTGTACAGTTTGATTTGGTCATCAAGAAGGTTTTCAGTTCACCAAACGCTTCAAAGAACAACTTATCTTCTTCTTGCTCTTTTTCTGTCGACGCCGCCCTTGCTTCTGCACGGTTGGCCTTGTAGCGTTTATAAAAGCTTTTACGCCAGCTACGTCCTTCCATGCATATTACTACATGGTTGGCCTTTTGGTCACGCCAGCATTTAGCAATAGACGCCAAAGTGACATGAATGGAAAAAGCTACACGTTCTTCAATTGTGGTGCCGCGGTGTGCAGCGTGTCTCGCCCTGAAAAAACAATTAGCTAAGTCTATGGTTAAATATCTCATGTAGTAATAATAGCATATTATTGTTTAAGAAGCAAATACGTTATCACCGAATCATCCACGCTTTCATCTAGTAGAACAGTAGTTTGGTAACGTCCTGGACCATTTTTTGGTGCATATGAAACCCGCCAATTTACGCCACCCTGGCGGTCATGATGGTGAAACCGTTTTGGTGACAACCCTGCATCAAGCAGGTCAGCCACTTTTTGGAGTGGCATCTCTACGATGAAACTTTTAAAGATCACTTGTCACCAATTATTGTCGCCAATACCTGATGCACTTTATGGCCCCAATGGGCATTATCTCTCGCTAATTGAGTGAGTGACATGGTTTCTATAATCTTCCGAACATCGTGCACGTTGAATTCTTTTAACTTAAACCCGTGCAATTTAGACAACGCCCGCACAATCGCATAATTTTTAAATAAACGCTGATTCGAATTCGGCTCATCTAAATTCCAAATATGCTCAATGTCGCACCCAGTCGGAATTTTTGTTAGGATATTGTGTGAGTGGTAGAACTCAAACCGCGCCGCCTCTGGCCAAAGGATATACACATTTTGTATGTCAAACAATGGTGCCACATTGGTTAATATTCGTGCGACAGAATCTGTCGCACCCCCACCGATACCCAAGTTCAACATAGGAATGTCGGATTCTTGTTCGATCAATGATGGCCATGCCTCTGATTCTGCCAACCCGACGCCAGCCGTAAAGCTACATCCTAATGCAATGTTTACTTTCTTGTCGCGGAACTCCTCTAGATTTTTAGTCCTAAAACCATAATCATTGAAAACATATTCGACTTTAACGGTCTCATACCGAGGATTAGGTTTCTTTTTAAAGTTCTCTTCGGTATCGGTATCAATCCATTTAACAGTGGTGTTAGCTTTATACCAGCTATAAGGCATCTGCCCAGATCCCCACTGATTATATACACGGTTGTCGTGCAAGTCGCGCTCGTCCATCAGGAAACCTCTACTTTGCCGTCACCGAGTTCCCTGCGCTCCACGACCCGAGGTCTATCGCCAAGGGGTTGATTTGCTTCCCACTGCTCGTATTCCTCTGCCAACACATTGCGACAAATAGTCTTGAACCAGTTGTCCACGATGTCAGCATCTGTTTTACCTTGGTACCCTGCACGAATAAGTTTAGCCAAGAACAGTTCGTTCCAGTCAATCTCGAATGCACCGTTACCAACATTGTCCGGATCGAGCTCCACTGAGAGAATCTCAACATAAGGCTCTCCTAGTTTAGTTGCGCGATCTTTTGGCGACATACCGCGTACGGTTGCTGTTTTCTTTACAGCTGGCTTTGGTGCCACTGTCTTTTTAGCTGCTGGTGTTACCTTCTTTGCTGCTACCTTCTTTGCTGGTGCAGGTGTTGCTTTAGTTGCCATGTTACCTCTTTAATTGAAAAATTATGTGTTCTATCTTTTCGTGCCAGTGTGTTTCGTAAATTGGGTCACCGGGTCCAGTCCACATTGCTGTGCCTTCGTACCCGTACTTTAGCCAAATTCTCTTATTACTTATCTTGCAGCGACGTGGCCATAACGCAAATGACAACTTCCACACTGCCCTGATGTAAAATATGGTATCACTGTCTGGCATATACGGAGTGTAATACGAGCCTGTTCCCGTTAGATTTTACCCGCAAGTTTAAAAATATCATATAGCACAGGGCAGTCCCATGGCTTACCGCTGCTTGCACTCCAAATAAAATCAAAAGTTGTGTCTGATAACTCGGGGTCTTTTTCTAAAAGTAGTTCCCTGGCTATTTCCTGATTTAAGATGTCATTTAATTCGTTGTTCATATAAGGTTCCCAAAAACTGATATAAAGTAGAAATAAGTGTATGCTAACCAAACACTTCAATCTAACTTTTCTCTCTAACAGATACACTAAATGCTACTATAACATAGTTAGCAAGGCATTGCAAGCGGTTAGGAAGAAACTTCCTAAAAATAATAAAAATTTTGTCTACTACGAATCACATCATATTATTCCAAAATCCATAAAGCCTGATTTCAAAGACTTAACTATAAATTCTTGGAACAAGGTGCTACTAACTCCTAAAGAACATTTCATTTGCCACCTACTGCTAACCAAAATGCTAACTGGCATTGATTGTCAAAAAATGTGCTACGCATTTAGGGCAATGTGTAATAATCAAAGCAACAGACATCAAACTAGATTTGTTTCAAACCTATACGAGATGCACAAGAAGGCAATGGTTGCAAAATTATCAGACTCTAGAAAAGGCAAAACTTTTGACGAAATTAGGCAAGCCCGGCGTATAAATGCATCTGGAGATTTAACTTAAAACCATAATCCATACAATACCTGGCAGTGTACTTGTGGTTCTTTTCATTTGCCTCTAAATTTAATAGATCCTTTTCCCAAAAGTCAATGGTTTCATCAACCGTGGAACGCTCTGCCATTGTGATTGTGCCCTTCTCTGCTCGTAGCAATTTAATCTTCTGCGGGAAGGAGTTATACACGTTCATTGGGCTGCAATAGATGTCTTTGCCAGTTTGTGCTTTCCAATCGTGTGCCCATTGCGGTACATTGTTATATGGCGACTCAGTGTCTGCACTCATAACAAACTTGAGACAGTCTGCACGATCAAGAATAGTTTTAGATGGTGCAAAATACTTTACTGCTTTGCCATCCTTTTCCATGCACTTTGGTGAGCAAACAAGCGTAATCCCTTCGTATACCACTGTGTCAGGAATACCGTTGCTTTCAACTTGCACCGCCTTAAACTGTGTTAAGTTGTATAGCATAAAATCACTAATATTTTCTTGCAACAGTGGCTCGCCGCCTGTCATTACTAACACAACACCCGGATATTCTTTGCCACCCATTTTCTTAGTATGGGCCCAATCGGGAACAGGCTGACCTTTATCGGTCCAGTATGCATCAATTGTTTCTGCAATCTTTTCGTCAATCTCGTCAAACGTCATCCAATCACCATCGTCGAAGAATGTGTCGCAATTATGTACTACGCACCCATTAGCAATGTAAGTATGTGTATCTTCTACTTCAAAGTTATAAACAATGCGTTCGGCAGTTTTGCTACCGAACAATCTTGCCCAACCTCTACCATCGTTTTCATTTACAAATTCTACACTCTTAACTACTTTGCCGTTATGAATAAATTCCGCAACCTTTTCGCGGATCTTACTATGTTCGGACATTTTAAGTTCGCCCTGCACAATCTTATCCCCGGACACTAAATCTTCAGCATTTACCCAGCCACGATTTGATGTTAGGAATGGGTGTTCTGGGGTACACCAGACCGGCTCGCCTGAACTACTTACCTTAACAATCTTGTTAGCAACCGAAGTATAAGTCTTAGTGACTTTCTTTGGGGCCATTTTATCTTTGTCCCACGACATAACGTTGTCACCGATTTTAATCTGATCAATTCGTTTTGTTTTGCCATCTGACATTGTAATTTTAGTAGAAGGTACAAAACAAAAACTGCAATCTAAATTGCACTTTGCTAGACGAATGAACAATGCTGGTTGGCCGGCATATGGGCCTTCACCTTGCAGGGTGAAAAAGAGGGAAGTTACAAACAGACTATCTTTAGGTGCATCCCGGAACCATTTTTTTCCAATTATTTCGTTTGTGCCAAAAATTTTAATTCTCCTTACCGCTTACTGCGGGTTTATCATATTATACAATAATTCTTCTAAGAAAGCAATTATTACTATTCCTTAATTCTAAAGTGTTCTGTAATAAATTCGATTGCTTTAGATTGTCCTGATGTCCGACCCCAGCCGTCAGGTGTATACCAATCTTTACCCGCAACATCAACACATTCTTTAACAATCAACTCGGCAAACTTTTCTGCACTGAAGCATGTAGTTTCGTAAAGCATGTTGTTTGAAGGATCAATCGCTGTATGCGGTACTTGCGCCTGGCGATAAAGTTCGAGCATTCGTTCGTTCATTTTTTAAACCTCGGCATAACTTCCGCACCTGCATACTCAAATGCACTAAGCATTGGTAACAGTTCTTCAATCTTGTTTGTAGGATGTCGTTGTATTAAATTGCGATCACCGTCTATCAACATAAAGTACAGACTATCTGTACCTTCGTCAATCTGCTTTTTAAAGATGTGATCTAAATCTTCTTTTTGCATTATTTGTCCTCGTACTTTACAAGGCTAACATCGGGATCAAACCCGTGATCTGCTAGAGCGTCTTTCAACTGCTCTAGCAATTCGTCGCAACCTGTTTTACCGTTCTCGAGAATCTCTTCCCAGAACTCGCTGCTGCCTTCATTGACTGTTAATTCAAATGTGTATTGTTTCATAGCTTTGGTGGTAGAATGTCGCCTGTGTCTCCGCAGTGTATCATTACACCCACAGAGCCAAGCATGATGATGATGAAAAGTATACCAGCTAAAAACTTAATCAGCAAATTCATTATCTTCCCTACGTCCTTGACGACCTGCCATGTTGTTGTCAGTTTCGCGAACTTCCACGCGAGTGCACCATACACGGGCAGCTTCTGCGCTGCCACAGTTAGGAAGGAAGATGGTGTTAACATACTCGTACAAGAAGTCAGCAATGCCTTCACATCCTGTTTTCTCTACTTCTGTAATCTTTGCCAGCTTGAGTTCACCAAGGCGCAGCAATTCCGCTTTCATTGGGTCATCTTGTGCCACGAGTAAAGTGTGGTCAAACCATTCTTCTAACGATGCCTTGAGTGGTTTAAGCCCGCCGAAATCAGTGACCCAGTTCCGTGCGTCCAGTGTGTCTGCTTCAAACTCAAAGTGGAACGACATAGCGTAACCGTGAATAAGATTGCAGTGCGAGTCAGCACGCCATTGGCGATATGCGACGGGACCGATTTGTTTGTATGTTTTTGTGGAAAAGTATTTTTGTGCCATATTAAACTCCTATGTCGTATTGTAACATGGCCACAGAATTTATGCAAGCGGGGTGAATGCCAAGACCGCTACTTTTATTTATCATTTGTATTCGTTCTCGCGAAAATTGTGATTAACCACTTCGTCGTTAAACTTAATGAGGAAGACGCTTGCAACATAAGCGTCCTCTCCACTAAAGTTCAATCTCACATTGGAAGTGCCATCCTGAAAACGATGGCACCATTTTGAGTTATTGTAACGTACCATCTTAGTAACTATTTCATTACCTGTCTTGTGATTGTACGTCTTTGTGTGAAATGAATTTACCTCCCCGCCTACCATCTCGTACCATTCCAGCATCTCATCAGTTAACTTACTAACTGTGATTTGGACGGTGTACGGGACAGTGCAGCCGGGAGGTAATGCTATCATTTACAGGCCAGCTTGTAAGTATGTCTTGATAGTTGCTTCTGCGGTAGTCCCCATCAACTGCTCCCAATTTTTCCATAGACCAAGGTAACTTGGACCAGCAGTGCTAAACGTGCCATATTCCCAAGGATCGTAGCCCATCAAGTTGAAGCCAGTAACAACACCCTTCAATCCACCTTGGGCCGCCGGAGTACTCAGAACAATCAGTTCTGCCTCGAATGCTAGTTGACGTTGAACAGGATCGTTTACCACACCGTCGGCGACTAGCTTACTCACACTGTCCCAGTTCATTAGCGCCGTTGCCGAATTTTCATATGCGTTTTCACCAAATATAATTTCCTTGTTGTATTGGTTTTTAATTTGAGTAAGCTCAGCTACAATACTTACGAAAGGAGTATTTGGGTCGTTCAAATCAGCGTATGGGCTAGTGACGTCTGCCAGTGTTCTATTTGACCAGCGTGCCACAACATCTTGTGTTGTTGCTAGCGGCGTTCCGGAGTAGTCAGGAAAGAATGACAAACAAACTTTATCCATCAAGTCCCAAATTGCAACATTGTAGAATGCTTCACCTAGCTTACCTTGCCAAATTGCATCGTAAGTAAGGGTACCAGTAAAACCACCGTTTCTAAGATGTGTCACCATACTTGCCCAATTTGAGTGATATTGGTTACGTGCGAGAAAGTCATTCTCTGATCCCATGATGATCATTGATACATGGTGTGCTTGCGCAACGCTTGCCAATTGTGTGAAATGCGTGTCCATGTCTGCAAGCAGTACGCTTGCATATGGCTTTACTGCATTTGGATCCGCGGCGTCATACCAATTGACTGCATCATTTACCGTCCACTGATTAACATTGTCGCTGCTAGGTATCGTCCAATATTCCTTTATATTGACCTTTAAGCCTGCTGAATATGCATAGTCCATCAATGTGAACATTCGCGTGTTATTTGCCATGGTTGTAGCAAATGCAGGTACATGACCTGTAGTCATATCAACAGGATTCTTATATGAAAATGTTATTCCACTGTATCCGTTTGTCTTAATATTATCAATCATCCCTTTAATAAAGGTATCACTTTGACTTGCATTGAGCGAATCATCCCACCATGCAATAGTTGCATTCCAATCAGATGCTTTGTACGTTACTGCAACCGGGGCCGTCGGGGTAACTGGTGCTGTAGCACCTCCTCCTCCTCCTCCGCCACAAGCTACCAAAAACGCACTAAGTACAAGTGCTAAACTCAAACTCCGCATAACTTACTCCTTAAATTGATGTAGAAGTACAGTATACATTAAGATGATTTATTAGTCAAATTTAGGTATTTTTCGTTCTTCCAGAAACCCATTCCAAAGTTTTAACTCCATTTTGGACAATTTTGGCAATGAACGCCGGTGCAACGCCACGCAGAATAATTCATTCAATTTTCTTGCCCACAGCAGATGTTTGACAAAATCTTGTTCTGTAAAATAGAAATGGTGTGTTCTACTTTCACCAGTGTAATAACTGTCTTGACTGTTACTGGCGTACAAAAAACCCGAATAAAATAGAAATTCTGTGAATTTAAGATTGCCGTTTTCTATCATGTTATCCAAGAAGAAAGATTGGAAATTCCTTGCTTCGCGCAATTCCACATACCTAATCATTGCCTTAATTGCTTGAACGTTAAAGAAGTATGGTGTGCTAGTTGACGGTTGTACTAATTGATATTCTTTATCGATGTTAAAGTAAGTCGCTATGCTGTGCTTTGATGTAGTAAATTCATCTCGATTGTAATTAGTACCAAAGCTTCTGCGACATTTGTCGCCGGTGAATAATAAGTCGTAATCAAAATCTGCAACGAATATATTCTTTGCATCTAAGATACACACCCAGTCTGCAGATGAGTTAGAAGGCATAGCAAGCTTTAAAGCCTGTTGATAATACCATCCAGGTGGTAATGTAATCTTACCGCAGTATACCTTGTGTGCATTATCCTCGATAATCTGGTTATACATGGGAACATAATCCCATACCTTAACCTTGTTACTGTGCTTTCCCCAAGAAGCAGGGTCGATCATCAAATCCGGATCGTTTAAAACGATGTGAATTTGATTAATGTCATCCTCGTTGAATCTTAGGTCTATGCTTGCTGCTTGCACTAGAAGCTGATCATAGTCTGCTTTGCAAACTATAGTCAACAAATCTAGTTTAACGCGGGGCGAAGTCTTGTTGTAGCTTGATGTTGTCAAAGAACTCTTTCTTTGTGCTTTGGTCATTCGTAAATGCACCTCGTAACACTGTCGTCTGAGTTAATGAGCTGTGAGCCATAATGCCGCGGTTTTCGCAGCAACCATGTGTTGCTTGAATGTACACTGCAACATCTTGCGATCCAGTCGCGTTAGATATTTCTCGTGCAATGTCATTGCATAATTCTTCCTGTAATGTGCCGCGCAATGCGCACCATTGTGCGATACGAGTATACTTTGACAATCCTATTAGCTTTTGCGCAGCAAGGATACCAATGTATGCAGTACCACTAACTGGTTGGTGATGGTGCGAGCACATTGATTTCAATTCTGACCGTACTACCAACATGCCTTCATATCGGTCTTTACTGTCATTCGGGAAAGCAGTGCAATCTGGGGGAGCATCATAACGACCAGACATAATCTCTTGAATGTACATTTTAGCAAGACGCTTTGCAGTGCCTTTGCTGTTGGGATCGTTTTCTGTATCGATGAGTAAGCTTTGCAATACTGCTTCAAACTTCTCTGTTACTTCAACGATGAGGGCTGCCTTTTCAGATTCTGAGATGAACTCAGAAATGTTGTCACCTGCCCAAAAACGTTTACCGTTTGTCTGCAGCCGATTGCGAATTACTTGAGAAAGATTTTTACTGTTATCCATATTTGTT